GTAAATCCTGAATTGGAAGTAATTTGATTGGATTCAATTACTAATTGTTTGGCTTGGTTTTCTAACAACATAGACATGTTGTTTTTATTGATCTCATCTAGACCTTCTAGGAGACCGGTTTTTTTCCACTTAGTGGCTAATTTAGCAGCATCGCTCTGTAGGTTTTTCCAAGAGCCAGCCGCTGATTCTAATAATTGTTGTACTTGTGACATTTTATTTTAAGGGTTTTTTAAATTGTTAAACATTATTTTTTAATACCTGCCAATTTTTGCCATCTTGCAAATTGGTTATCTACTTCAATGATAGGTTGCTTTGCGGCAGGTCCTGCAAGCACTCTAGAAGCAGAACTTAATCTAGATTCAGTGATAGAGGATTTCTTTTGTTGAAAACCTTCAAGCAATGTTTCATAAACAAGTTGAGCTTCTTTTTTACTAGTTGCTTTATCAAAAGCAGCTAATACTTTTACTTTTTGTGATTCGGTTAAACTTTTAGATTTAAAGATTTTATTAGTGTAAAGAAGTTTAGCGTTAAGTAAATTAATTTCGTTAAGTGTTTTTTTCATTTCTTCAATGGTGCTATAAGCTTCTCTAAGTTTTCCTTTAAGTTCTTTAGTTTCTTCTTCAGCTTTTCCAGTTTTAGCCATTCCAGTTTTAGCTTTTCCGGCTTTAGCCTTTTTATCTTTAGCTTGCTTAATTTCAAACATTAATTCTTCAAGGTCAACTTCAGTATCTTCTTCACCACTCATTTCTTCATCATCTTCCATACCTTCACCAGCTTCTAATTCACCAGCTTCAATCATATCAGAAATTACATCTTCAATAAACTTTTTAAGGTCTTCTTCAGACATGTCTTCAATACTGATTTCTTCTTCACTACTTTCTTCTTTGTTATCTTCCTCTTTGTCTTCAGCTTCGTTGATAGTCTCTTCATCAAGTTCTCTAAGAAGTTCTTCTAAATCGAGTTCTTCTAAATCTTCTTCTTCAAGATTTCCTTTAGGAGACATACTGCGTGCATTTCCTACACCTTCTTCACTTGGATCATTAAGAGTACCTAAACGTTCTTCTAAATCGTCATAACCTTCTTCCATTTTTTCTTCGCCTTCCTCCATTTCATAAGTTTCTTCCATTTCATCCATTTCAGATAACTTTGCAGCTAACTTTTCTCTCAAAAACGGACCAAAACTTTCTTCAAGAGCGGCTTTTGCATTTGCTATTGCTGTTTCCTTGACAGCTTTAGCATCGGCGATTGCTTCTTTAAGTAAATCTCTGTTACTGTTCATTTTGTTTGTCCTCAAATTTTTTAGGGGAAATACGCTTATTCTGTGAAGCGTAATAAAATTATATTAATATCGATGCTATATACGTAGATAGCATATTACATCGATACATATATCGAAATTTATAAAAATCGCAAAAAGAAACCCTCCTTTTTAGGGGAGGGTTGGTCTAAAGGGGCTACCCTTAGAGGAGTGCGTATTAACCATTTGATCCACCCATGTATAAATAAACAGGAGGGGTGGGAGAGAGAGGAGGATTTAAAACGGGATAAATATTTATAGATTCATCCTTAATAAATCCTTTAATAATATTATTTTTGTAATATTTTGTAGGATTTTTAATTGTAAGCCTAGAAGAATTTTTAGAAAGTAAATCAAATAAACCCATATTAATATTTTTTATACTTTGCCAAAAGTAATAATAAATTTTTTAGTTAAACTATCATTATCTTGAAATTTATAATAATCATCCCCATCACTTGTAAGAAAAATTTCTTGTCCATCTGTAAATGCTAAAAATGGTTTATAATTAGGAATAGTTAATACAGGAGTATCATTTGTCTCAAAAAAAGGAGTATCTGTTGTATCACCATTATCTCCTCTCCAGTCAAGACTTATAATAGAGATTGTGGCAAAATCAGGTAATGTTTGTTCTTCAGGAAAAGCATTGCTAAATCTTAATGTAGTAGAGTCAACTATAGTGTCTAATATTGCTATAAATTGTATCACTTCCTCAGGTTTATAAGGAACATCGGGTGGTGTTTCTGTGTATTTTGGTGTTGATGTTTTTATAATATAAAAAGAATCAACATTGTTTGTTGCTGATGAATTAGCGCCTGATGGGAGCTCATTAGCATTGACTTCTATTCGAATAGGCATATTAAAAATAATTTATTTTGTTACCGAATGTGTGAGTATAAGGTTGTAATTCCCAATTATATTCCCCAGTCCATTTGTATTTAATAGTTCTTGCGGGAATTTTGGTTGTTAAATATAAGTCTTTATTAGGACTTACTTGTATATTGTCTAATAAATCTGCTGCTTTTATAGAACTAGTATAAACAAATGATGTTTTTAAATTCAAATGCTCATCAAATACATTAATAGATGATGAACTATGAATACCTTGAGAATCAGCTCTACTAATTTGGAATATTAATGTTTCTTCTTCTGTTTTTTCATATAAAGCAAGACCATTAGAAATGGTCGTTGGGGTTGTATTATAACTAGCTGATAAAGTATAATTGTCATTATCATATTTTAATTTAATAATAGAAGAATTATTACTGCTAGTAACAGCAGGGCCACTTAAATATATGTTTTGGTCTTTATCTACTAATATATCATATTTTCCTTCTACGGGGATATACCCTTCATCTGAACCATTAGTGTGGTTGGTAGCAAAACTACCTGTTACATAGATAGCATTTGCAATGTTAGGAACATAAATAGCACTATCTCCTGTATAGTTATTAATAGCACTAGCTGTATCAGCAGTGGAACTACTTACATAACTTAATCCATACCAATACATGCTCATTGCTGTAGAAGGGATAATAGTGTGAAGTTCTTTTGTACGAGGACCACTAGAAACACTTGCGGAAACCTTATATGCTATAACTATACGGTTCCATCCATCTTCAAGATTATCTACTCTAAAACCGGATGGTTGACCTGATTGTGTTTGGAAATATCCTGTTTCAGCAAAGTTAGATGATGTTATTATTGTTATGTTTCTGCCCCCGGGTCCTGAGGGGGTTGCAAAATTAATAATTGAGGATAATTGAGAACCTAAAGATCCAGATGCTTTAAAATAAGCAGAAGCTATATATGTGCTTCCACTATCTACTATAGCTCTAAATCCAGGGTGAGCAAAATTATATACAGACCTAACAGTGCTGCTAGTAGGATTTACTAATACTGCATTATATGATCCATTATAATCTAACTGAGAAGAAGTAATTTTAGCATTAGACGGGTTCCAGCTGAGATTTTTAAAAAGAGTTGCACCTTCACTCCATGCTACTAAATTAGAACTACTAGGTATTCTAGCTGGTGTGAAAGAGCCACTCCATTCTCTAATATATTGGTCTTGACCAGATTGGTCAGATTGATATTTCCATTTTACAATATTAAGTGATTGAGACAACGGAGGAAGCAAGGATTTTTGTATGATAACATCATTTATATCAAACACAACTTGACCATTATTGGGTATACCATGCATAAATCCGATAGCATAAATATTTTTATGCTGGTCAAGTTTTATATTCATAATAGAACCAGATCTATTTTGTAAGTTTTGGAAAAAACTTCCTGACCAATCTGGAGTTGAGCTACCACTAGGATATTTTAATACTCGCCTATTAGCTACATATAAGCTTTGAGAATTATCAATAACCATAGCAGTAATATTATTAACTGTAGTAATATTATTATTAGATAGTCCTATAGAGCTAGTGTCGATTAGTAAATTTCTAATAAGTGATCCATCACTAGCACATATTTGTATAGATGAAGTATTACTGCCAGCATTGTTTCTACCATATCCTGCTATGTATAAATTTCCACTTATATCGACTTCAAAGCCGGTTACTTCAGAACCATAGGATGCAGTCCATGTTGTAGTGAAAGAGTTACCATCGTCTTTTAAAATAAAATGTGTGTATCTTGACATATTGTTTAGTTTTTATCCTTGATTACCTCCCATATACAAATATATAATTTGTTCTTCTTCTTGTTGTTGAGGAGCTGCTCCTTTTGATTGCATCATAAGCCAATTATTTCTAGCTACAGATAATTCATATAAATATTGATTGTAGTATTGTACTTGCTCATGTAGCGGTATTTTAGCTATATGAGGAATTTGAGAGAATTGTATCCAAGTTAACTCATTGTGTATATCATCAAAAAATTTACTATACATAATTTAGTTTTAAAAAAGAGGACAAGTTCCGTTAGCGCATAGAATATCTGTAAGGATGTTGTTTACTTTGGAGTAAGGATTGATGTTGTTTTCTTTACCTTCCTTTACTAATTGCATATATGATCCTGGATTAGATGGAGTTGATACAAAATCCCAACAAAGTAGTTCAAAGTCATCTTGGACTTCTAAAGTTTCTCCCATTTGCTTTAATGACCCCATCCCCCTGCTTGAAACACCAACTTGAACTCCGTTATCAATTAAAGCTTTAAGAATGTTACCTGATGTTGTTGGGAGGATTTCTATTTTACCTAATACTTTATCTCCATCCCACCATACTTTTCTAATAATATGGGATACATTTTTTAGGTTTATAATTGAGCTCTCGGGATGATCAAGTTCCCCACAAGCCCTATTTTGGTCAACAACTTCTTGGTATTTATCTATTTCACGTTTCCATAAATCTTTTGAATAGTATCTGCCGTTTCCGTTTTTTACTTCGGCGGTGGCTAATATCCCTTCTACCATAGGATTACCTGATGGAGCTCTCATACCTTCTGTTAATTGAACAGGAGATATGCTAAACGGGATTGTTTCTATGAGTACTTGTTTCATGGTTATTGCTCCATTCCTCTTATATATGTTGCAACAGTTAAATCTGAATCATACCAATCTGATACTCTATACTCCTCAGACCCTTCTGATGTTTCTTCAACGTGTTGTACTACACCCTCTTCTTGGGATATACGTTGGGCTTCAGCTTTAGCATCTTCTAAGGACATACCATAGCCTTCATTTATAGCATTAGTATGTAAAATATTAATATTATCCCAATCATCATGACTGACTGCTATTCTGTCAGTAGAACCATCATCATAAGTTACATTGTAAGATTTATCTCCATTTTGGGTATATGTTTTAACTATCTTACCATTTACCATTAATGAAGTACCTAATTCGTTTTCTTTTAATTCTTCTTTTATTAATTCACGGATTACTGAGTAGAGTTTAGATTCTTTAAAGGAATCTAATTTTTCCTTACTCATAGTATTAAAATTCTTTTTTCTATATTCTAAAGCTTTTAATGCTTTTGATCTATATGGTTCTGGCCATTTTTTATATACTTCTTCATTATCAGGAACATAATCCACTTCATATTTAATCCAATCAATTTCTTGGTTGTAAGTGTTTTGAATACCTGATTTGTTTTCTTTTAATTCTTCTTTTATTAAATTGCGAACTAATGAACGAAATTGGTTTTCTTTTTGAGTTCTATAATCATATGATTCTTTTAATTTTCTTTTTTCAGTATTTATCCAAGCATCGGCATTGCCTTTACCTTCAATAGATTTAACTTTTTTTCCATTTTTAAAAATAAAATACATTCCATTCCCTTGATATTCTTTAGTAAACATTTTATCTATATCACTTAATTCAGGTTTTTTAAACCCTATAGGATCATGAAACATTCCTCCAATACCTTCATTTGTTTTTGAAGATCTCTTATTAAAAATACTAAGAGCTTGATCTGCTATGTGAGATATCATTTCAGAATTAGTAATTTTATATTTTTTAGCATATTTGTGTGTTAATATACCAATTTCATCTTTATTACTTGCCTCCATCCCTATAGATTTAGCGGCTTTTTTTACTTCATTAGAATCTTTTAACTTATTACTACCTTGGGCCAATGCTTTCAAATCCTTTTGGGTTTCATAATCATATGATTCTTTTAAATTACCATATCCACTGGACTTATATTTGCCTGTTGGTGCTTTGGGTTCTTTTGAAAGTTTATACCCAATTCCTTTAACTCCAAAAGCAGCATTTTTAGCATAATGGTTAATATCTTTAGCCATATTTTTAGCTACAATTTGTTTTAATTCACTTACAGTTTTTGTAGAATTTTTAGGATCATCCATTTCAGCTAAATAGCCTATTAAGAATGATTGGCCGTAAACATTATCTATGTTTTTAGGATCACTATTGTTAAAATTGCTTTCTAAGGCTTTAGCTACATCTTTATCTATTTTTTCAAAGGTGTTTTGATCACCATATTCTTTTTTATCTTTAACACCAACAGCTTCTTTTATATTTGTGTTAAAAATTTTAAACCAATCTGGTTTGTTTGAATTTTGGGTAGCAATACCGCCTACTGCTTCTGTTAAAATGCTTTTGCTTTTTAATATTTTAACAGCTTCATTGTAAGTAGTATTTATAGTTAAAAGTTCGGGAAACAAATGACGGGCTTGTTTTAGAAAATGTTCTTTATTTCCTTTGCCTTCTGTAATAGTAATATATTGGTTTTGTAGTGTTTTCATGGTTATAAATATTATGTGTATAAAATTACTGGCGCGCTTCCTGCTCCTAAGCTTGCCGAGGTTATAAATAGATTTATTGTTTGTCCTGCGGGTAAAGTAAATGAAGGGCCTGTTGCTTCGATTACTGATCCATCAGCATTTAATCCTGTTCCATATTTAAATGCTACAATTAAAGATCCAGTAACATTATTAATAGAGCCAGTTCCTAAACTTTGAATACCAGCAAAAGATCCAGTAGCGGATTGCCCTGCTCTTAATATTACTCCTCCGAAATTTACAGGTATATTTGCCATAATTTTATGTATTTTGAGATTGTTGTTGTTCTGATTCACCAGATTCTTCTGGTCTGTTTGAAAATAAGTCTATTAAATCATTTAAATATTCAATAGCCATGTCTGTTCCATACACTACACCATATGAAGTAGGATTATTTCTATAGTATTCCAGTGTTTTTTGTTTTGCTTTGGCTAATAATGGAATTAAAATATTTATTTTTTCTTCTAAAGTATTAAAGCCTTCTATTCTTTCTTTAATATGATTATATAAGTTAATATCATTAACGTTTAAACTTTTTAAATAATCATCTACATCAGTGGTTTCCCACAATTGTTTGACTTCAATTCCTTTAGCAGCTTTGTTTAAAGCATTTCTATCTACTAATCTATATTTAAATTTTTTAACATAAGTATTATCTGTTACTCCTTTGGGTCCTGCTTTAGGACCACGACCCATAGTAGCACCAATATTTTCACCTGTATTTCCTGATGTAAAACCAGAAGTGCTGGCTATAGTGCTTGTTTCTTTAAGTTTGTATTTATATCGACTCATGGATGCTTTTAATTTCATTTAAAAGTTCATAATATTGTAGTAGATTTATTAAATTATTATCATCAACTTTATGAGATTTAGATAATGGAGTTAATAATTTAACTACTTCATTTAATTTTATTTGAGTTGCTTTATTTGTAATTTTAGGAGATAAAGTGGTTAATTTAGTTTTAAGTTCTTCGATTTTAATATTGTAAAAATCTCTTAATTTTGGTGTTGAGTCAACTGAGTTAACAAATTCTTTTAGAATTAATTTTTGGTCGTTGTTTAATGAAGAGTATTTGCTATTGAATTTTTCTAAAAGAACTTTATATGTTAGAATACGAAGGTCCTTATCATATGATTGGAATTCTATAAGAACATCTTCTTTGATTTTTTGCTTATTAACGGATTTAGAAGTTAATGTTTCTAAAATATTAATTTTGTTATCAATAATTTGGTCAGGATTATTTGTATTAGCGTTATATAATTCTAATAAAGTATATAATGAAGCATGAAGTTTATAGTTAGGTAACTTGGTTTTAAAAAAATCATCAATATTATAATTAGATGAGATTTCTTTAATTAGATTATATTTTTGCCTTTTTATTGTGCTTCTATTTAGATTTTTAGATGTTTCTAAAATAGAATTAATAACCATTTCGGCTTTGCTTTCTGTTAAATTTTTATACTTTGATAAAGTCTCATACAATTTATATTCTTTTCCCAGTTCACTTTTAACAAAATATTTTTTTAGAATATTAATTGCTTTAGATTCTTTTCCAGATAAAGTATCCGCGGTAATTTGTCTAACTAAAAGTTCGAACAATATCCCCGTATTTCTTATCTTTGAGTGTTTTATGTTCATTCGCCTAGGCTTTTTGTTATAAATATATAAAAATATTTATTCCATTATGTTATTTTCATCTAAAAATGAAATTTCTTCATTTTTTTTAGAAACTTTTGTATTTTTTGCTAGGCTTTCTATTAAGCTTTTATTTTTTAAATATACTTGTTTTGCTTCTAAAGCTAAAGGTGAACCACCTTTATATTGAGGACGAATATCATCTGATTCATTATCATCAAATTTAGCACCTCTATTACCTAATCTATCTTTCCCAAATGGACTTTCTTGAGTATTTCTATTTGTAGATTTTTCTTGAGGACGACCTAATGATGCCTTTTCATCATATCCATCTGGGACTGAGTTATCTTGGTATCTACCTCTACCATATAAGGAGGCTAAATCATGAGGTGTGCCATAAGATTTACCTGTAATTTTAGGGTCATTTCCTTCTTCTGAGACTTGTCTATTTCTAAATGCGCGTTTTTGGTCTTCGATTATTAAATCTCTATATTCCTCATATTGATCTTCACTTAAATGGAATATGTTGTCATAAATCCAATCAGTAGGCAATAACTTGGTTTCTATGATTTTTTGAGCTAGGTCCACTTTTTGGGTTAACAACGCTATTTTTTCCTGATCGTAGATAATCGAGGGTGTTGTTAAGTCTAGCTCAAAATTTGTTAGCTCATCTCCATTGTATCCCTGAGCATATAAATGTACTAAAGCAATTTTATACAATTCAGATAAAACAATACGTTGGATTCTATCAATTGTACGAGCAAACCTAATGTCTTCCGCGGCTAATGTAGCTTTACCTGTTAAATCTTTTTCATATCCCATAAATGCTTTAGGGACTTTTAAAGCAGCAAATAATTTTTCTCTTAAATAAACTACATCTGTAATGCCATCAAATTGTAATCCTGCTGCTGTATCAATTTTAGTTACAGTATCGTTGCCCCTTACTGGAATATAGTAGTCTTCGAGTAAGTTTTGCATGTTATATTTTAAATTATATTGGCCAGTTTCATGGTCAATTAATGGGGTGCGTTTTAAGGTTGAAATAGTTTTCTGCATGAAGTTTTCTACTTCATTAGGAGGAATAGATCCAACATTAATATAAAATATTCTTCTATCGGGGCTGCGAGAAATTCTATTAATTAACATCGCATCCTCCATTAAAATATATTGTTTGAATAATCTGCGAGCTGGTTCTAAGTATGATCTTCCATAAGGAAGATAATTAACATCAGTTATTAACCTAAAATGAGCTATTTCATAGTTATCAAAATATATAGCATTTTCGTCTTTTTCAAAAGTATTAGGAACACCATAATACCCTGATCCTCCGGAATAAAAACCTTCGGGGGAATATTTAAATCTTACAGCATTTGGGTGCTCATGATCATAATTTTCTTGTCTTTGAATATGATATGCCATATAAGGTATTACATTGTAAACACCAAATTTTTCTGCTATTTCAAGTTTTAAGAAAAAATCACCATATTTGTTCATTTGGCGAATCCAAGACCATAAATTAAATTCAATATTCAATACATCATAAAATAAATTATATAATATTTTTTGAATATCTTCATTTGAGCTTCTGATTTGGAGTACTTCTCCCATGTCATTTTTTAAAGTACATTCATCAGATATAATATCTAAGGCCGAGGCTATAATAGCATCATAATCCATAGTATCATAATCTGAGTAGATCATGGTACGAAGATATTGATAGTTTATATTAAGTTGTTGCCCAAACAATGAGGTTGAGGAGGGAGAATATAGACGGTTATATCTATCCATTATAGAGTTTGTTGCTACATCCCCTGTAGTTTGTATAGAATCGACGTCTATTACTTTAAGTTGGTTGCCCCCTTGATTACGAATAATAACATCCGTTGAAAATAGACGTTTTAATCGAGTAAATAAGCTTTTATCTGCCATTGTTTTTTATTATAAATATTATAAAAGCCAATTAATATTTTCCTGTCCATATTTTGTTTCCATCATATATGGATTTGCTACATTATTTGGGTTATATGCTCCAGCATATGTATTTTTTTTAATACTACCAAGTGTAGCTCTGGTCATATCTAAACTTTGTTGTTGAAACTTTAATGAAGTATCTCTTAAATACATTCCTATAGCAAAAGACATAATTAAATCATCATTGTATCCGGGTTGGGCTTCAGGTCTACCATTTTTCCAAACAAATACTTTCATTTCCTCCAGCAAACGTTTAGATTGGATTATAACACTTTTATCCCCAATATATTCTCTCATTTTATTCACTGCTAAAGGACGAGTTTTTAAAGACATTGTAAAACCAGGAGTTAAATTTGAATCACCTTCCCAAATTTTTAAATATGATTCTGCGGTAAAATGATCAGATTTAGGAGAATGATATAAATTTCTATATCCTCTTTCTATAATAGCATCTAATGCTGCCCACCCAATTGAAGCATTTTCTACAACTAATAAAGCATTATTATATTCTGTTGCTATGGCAACTAACATATAACCAAATTCTTTTGGGCTCATTTGACCCCTATATTCTGCTACTTGAGTATTTGTTGCTATATCAAGCACATGAAACGCTGAGAAATCTTTACCATCTCCTCTGGCAACGTCTGCTACTACCATGTATTCTCTTGTGTAGTCAGCAGATTCCCATACCCATAAGTTTTGGTCTGCTCCTCTACGTTCCATGGGATCTTTAATAGCAGTGGATTTAATAAAATCTATCCACTCACCATAAAACACTACATCACCAGATGTGTTAAAGTCACAATCACATTCTTGTGCTGCTAATCTAGGATCCCCTAATAAATCATCTTGTCGTTTTCGCCATGCCTCATCTCGTTCAGGATGAACAAACCAAGGTAGTTTAATAGGTAAAAAATCATTATTTGCTTGTTCCGCCCTAACCCATGTCTGATGAAACCAGTTACCTGTACCGTATGGGGTAGATAATACAATAGCTCCCCCACCTGTTGCTAAAGTTTGTTGGGCCGAGGCCCATATTTCTCCAATATTTTCAATGAATGCGGCCTCATCTATTAATAATAGTGATACTGCTTCTGATCTACCAGCATCGCTCGCTGCGGATGTTGCTTTAATTATTGAACCATTGCTTAAACGCAGTGATAATTTATTATTTTCATCTGCTCCTACTTTTAACCAAGATGGTAAATTATCATACATAAACTTAACCTTGGTTACCATGTTTCGTGCTGTTTCCTGTTTTGTAGCAATACAAAGCACATTTTTATCTTTATAAAAAGTCATTAACCACAATGAATAACCAGCCGCTAATGTTGATATACCTAATTGTCGTGATTTAAGTACAATAGAGTATGGATTTTCTTTCCATAATTTTAATACCTTGTCTTGAAATGGGTATAGATTAAATAATACTCTACCTCTTTGGGGGTGCTGGATGTGGCAATATTTGCGCATAAAATGGCCAGGGTCAGTGGCGCATTTTATATACTCTTGTTTGAGTATTTCTTTTATATTTTGTTGTTCACTCATTTGCCTATTCTCCAAAGCAATTTAAATGAAACTTGAGGGAATAAATCTTGATTTACTCCAGCCCCTATTCCTATTGCTTTGCCTTTTTTGTTTTTATATAACATTTCAGCCCCAATATAACTAATTTGGTTTGTGCCTCCAACTAATCCTATACCAGCATATAATTCTCTATTATTTAAATAAGTAGTTTTTTCAATTGTAATTTTAGGTATTTCTAAATTTGATTGAATTTTACGAGCTATGATATAATTTTTTGTTATAGTATCACTTATTACTATGTTACCAAATGTGTCAATTTTGATAGTATCTTGATAAGCATATTTAGAATAGTAATCTTTTAATATTTCATTAGTGTCTATTGGAGTATAAAATGTATCTATGTCAATTTCTGTTTCTGTTATAGTTTCTACTTTAGTTCTCCATTTAGGAACATATACCGGAGTTTCAACTTTAACAGGGATTATTTCTATAGTTTTTTTAATTTTTACTTTTTCTACATCAGGTTTATTTTGAGTAGAAAA